CCACGAAGCGGAACACTTCCCCTGCGACTGCCACCGCCCCGAGTACGCCTACACCGATAGCCTCTGCCCGATGTGCGAGGAGATCATGGAGCGGGAGCGCGAGGCCCGGAGGGGCGGGGAACACGCGGAACCCTCCTTTGAGGACGCAAGCCGCGAAGCGGACAACGATGCATTCAGCGATGCGGCTAGCCGGATGAGCCGCGAGGACTGGGATGCCGACAACGACTGGCTAGCGAGCGCGGGATGGGGCGAGATGTAAAGCCCACCGCCTAACCCCAAGCCACCCACCGCCCCCGAAGCACGCCCCTAGCCTACCTTTCTGTAGGTTCGAATGAATGGGCAGCAGAGGGGCGGTGGTGTTTATTTCTTTCTTTCCTATTGACATGGTAGCCGGAGCACGGTATCATACGGGCATACCACTAACCGCCCCGCAGGGGCAGAAGGCACCACCCGTGACGAAGAACACCGCCAAGCAAATGATGGACATTCTCGCCCACATGAGCCGCCACATTTCTGACAACACGATGCCCACCCACCCGGACCACGGGGAGATGGCATCGGTGAGCGCGGACCTGTTGGACTACGATATCATGCGGTTGCAGCAGATTATCGAAGCCGCATCGGAGACTCCCGAAGAGCGCGAAGAGCGCGAGGAGCGGGAGGACTTGGGAGAAGAAGCCCTCTACAGAGGGTGATAACCCGAAAGTAAATAAATCCACCACCTACCCTTGAAACGGGGTAGGTGTTGTGATATCATACGCGTATGGACAGCACCACCCACAACGAAGAAACCACCCGCCACGTTGAGATTCGTCTCGCCAAGCGCCAGTCGGAGGAGGAGCCGGAGTACGCGGAGACGCCCGGAGAGGAGGGGGAATGGTAACCCCCAATCCCTAGCCCCTCAGATGCTCGCGCCGAAGGCGCGAGCATCTTTATTATTTGAAAATTAATATTTGGAGAGGGGGGGGGTGGTCGTGTCCAAACAGTGATTTGGGTCCCATTTAGGATTCCGGTTATCGGGCGGGCTAGCTCCCCAGCCCTCTCAAAATACTCTCAAATACTCTCAAAATACTCTCAAATTTTCTCAAAATATTCTCTAATAATTTCTATTCCTTCTAACACCCCCTACCCCCATACACCCCCCTTCTCAAAATACACCATATGCTATAAAAAATTCGCGGGCCAGGAAGCTCTCTAAAACCCTCTATATCGTTCTACGATTGGTTATACGGCGTTCTGTCCCGTTCCATGGGTTCTGAGACCTTTTGTTTGAAAACAGAGTATGGGATAAAAAAAATTTGGCCAGGAAAGTGACCTAAATAGTCTAAAGGAAACTTATATGCTAACAAAAATTAAAAAGGTTTTGAGTAAGGTTACTAAGATCGAATGGATTATTCTAGGAGTCGCTGTATTGGCTTTGTTCGTTAGTTTGACCCACAAGCACGGCCCAGCTCACAAAGGCCCACACGGTGGAGTTAAACACGTTGAGAAGGCTTCTGTAGAGACTGTCGAAGTTAAGTAAGGTTTTTAAAATTTAACAAAAAAATTTGGGTCCCTTTTGGGGACCCTTATTTTTTATTTAAAAATTTGAGTTATTTTTAAGCGTTTGGATTTCCATATACAGGTATGTTATCAGTTGGATTGGTATCGTGTTTTTGTGCAGGATCAACGGCTTTTCTTTCAGCCGCAATCTTGGCTAGTGCAATTGCAAGATTCTTCTTTTTAACTTTCTGTCCTGTTCCTGGTACGGAATGGCCTCTTACACGATCTAATCCTTTTTGACGAATTTCATCCGCTCTGACTTCTTGTGGTTCTCCTTTGCCCTTCATACTGGCATAGATTGGATTGTTTTCTACAGTTGGGTTACCAGTATCTCTGATTATTTCCCATGCATCTTCTTCATCATTTCCAGAATAGTTTGGCATTGATCCCATTCCAGGATAAAAGGTTACATTTTTTTCTTTGGCAGCGCCTTTACCGGCTGGATTGCCTCTCTTGGTGACAATACGACCATGAAGCATTGGAACATCTTCTCCTGTAGCTTCAACATCTGTAATATCAACTTTTTCTATTGGTTTTTTCTTGTATTCAAGAATTAAATTTTCAAGATAGTTTACTTTTTCTTGAAGTTGTTCCGATAAATTTCTGTAGTAGTTTGTTAGGTAGTTCATATTTTATTATTGTTTTTTGTTATTTAATTCTCTGGAGATTGAACCTCTAATTTTCTCCAAAACACGTTCTTCTGCATGTGGATGAATTTCACCAGATCCAAAGTCAAGTTCTATTGCATCTTCATCCCCCCAGTGCTTGTTTCCTTTTTGAGGATAAATTACGGGTGGTAAGAATTGACCGCCAATTTTATTTAGTGCATCTTCAACACTTGTAAATGGTTGTCTTGTAAAATCCCTATCTGTTGTCAGTGTTTTATACAAGTGTTTTTCAGAAAGTTTTGGATCATAATTGTGACTTCCCAAATTTTGTGAAATGTGGGGAGCAACGTCAGCGTGGTGTCTTGCAATTAAAGCAGCAATTTCATTGTGCTTGTCAGCATCTTCTTCACCTTGTGCAATGTCTGACCATTCACGATTAAGATCGTCTGCATATTCTCTTGATGCTGCATCATGTGGAATTTTTGGATCATTAAGTCCTTCTTTTAACATCTTTTCAAGATAGTTTACTTTTTCTTGAAGTTGTTCCGATAAATTTCTGTAGTAGTTTGTTAGGTAGTTCATTGTTATCCTTAATATTGTTGTGGAGTGACATTATTTACAGGATCTGCTTCTAGTTCTTGAATATTACCGAGAAGATCTCTTGCTGATTGGTATGCTGTGTCAGACTTCAATTGAAACTGTCCTGATTTTTTTACGTCTTTTGCTTGTAGTTGTTGAGCACGAAGACCTGCCCGAAAACCCAAACCCAATTTTAATTCTCTTCTTGCCTTTTGGCGAGAAAGTTCTTTTTGTTTTTCTTCTGGAGTTCCGGTTTTTGCTTTCTTTAAACCAGCCTCAAGAAGATTAATTTTTTCTTGAAGTTGTTCACAGAGATTTTTGTAGTAGTTTGTTAGATAATCCATGAAATTATTTATAAATAATTACATGTTTAGACAAAAATCTGGATTGTCCTTAGAGGACGCTATTCGTCAAGTTCAAAAGAAATACCGCAATGTTCCCAGCCCATTGCAATATATGCAAGAAAATGTTGGGTTTGCTCCAACACAAGTTCCCCAGCATATGCGGCAGTCAAAAGATCTTAGAGATAATCTTTTAAGTGGTTTTATACCATCTAAAGATACTTTTAGATAATTGGTTCTTAAAGATACTTAAGATACTCTTTTGTAGGTATTATTAAGTTACTCTAGATAACCTTTAGTTACCTAACAGAATTTAATTTTCTGTAAGTATATCACAGTGCTTTTGGCAAGCAAATAAATAATTGTATGATTACAGAGACTTCAAATTTTAAAGAGACTCACTTTGTTCTAAGTCCTGGCAAAAAAATTGATAAAAGTTTGATTAAAAAATTAATCGAAAAAATCGAAAAAAAGAAATGCGAGCCGTTTGCAAAAATTTATGTGACTTTTCATCCAATGTTTTTAAATGCATTGTTGATGGCTTTAAAAGATAAAAAAATAGAAATAAAAGGAATGTATTCCGATAAAAAGGTATTTTCAATTGAATTATGATTGAAGACCAAAACAACCTCCAACAAAGATTACAGAGTGAATTAAATTCTCCGGGTAGTTTCTACAAGACAAAAGAACAAAAAGATTATAGGGCTTCTTTGTTGCAAAAACAAACTTATAGTTCTTTGGTAAATGACGATTTAATGTATCAAAAGTTTATCACTCAAAATTATGGATCATACGAAAACTTTTTGCAACAAAACAAAATTTTGCAAGATATAACAGTTTTTGATCCAACTGTAGATTATCTTTTAGATGTAACAATTGTAACTGAAGATGCTTATTTTAAAACAGATCATATATCAACACAAGAATTGATTATGGAAAATTTATCTGGTTTGTGTACTGTATGGTTTACCAAAAAAGATGGGTCTACCAGAAAATTATCATGCACTTTAGAAAAACAATACATGCCTACAAAAGAATATGGAGTACGATCTCAATTTTTTTCTCCTATCTCTGGTGATAGAGTGGGTGTGTGGGATGTAAACGAACAGGCATGGAAATCTTTTTACATGAGCAGAGTGTTTAAATTTGTTCGTGATGATACATCTGGTATTGAATAAATATTAATGAAATGGAAGGTGATACAAAAAAGATCGATCACCTATACGCAATACTCTTCAGAGAAGCGAAAATTATCATTTCAAATTACGAAAAGTATTTACAAGACAAGTTAACGTCAAAAGAACTTGCTCAAAAAATGTTAAGTTTGCGAGATGCAATACAGCGCATCGAAGAAGCAAACAAATAACTTGACAATCATAAACATACTGTTATATTGTTTACTAGATGATTGTCAATTATGAACCAAAGATGGATTATTCAGATGTCTTAATTGTTCCAAAGACATCGAATGTTAAATCGCGCAAAGATGTAACACTAGAAGTTACAACCACATTTAAATGTGGTACTAGTTGGTCTGGGATTCCTATTATGGCAGCAAATATGTCAACAGTAGGAACACACCAAATGGCTCTTGCTTTGGCTCAATATAAAGTTGTTACATGCCTGAAAAAAGGTGGAAGTTATTATGAAAATTTTGTAACAAGTAATCCTGATCAAGAAAAATATGTTTGTTTAACTCTTGGGCTTGATCCAGATAGCAAATTGTTTGTTGACACTTCAAGCATCAAAGATCCAACTTTTATTTGTTTAGATGTTGCAAATGGTTATATGACAGAGTTTCATAATTTTACAAAGAAAGTGAGAGATAAATGGTCGAAGTCAATTTTGATTGCAGGGAATGTAGTGACCCCAGAGGGGGTAGAGGCATTGTCAATTGCTGGCGCAGACCTCGTAAAGATAGGAATAGGCTCGGGATCGATGTGTCTGACCCGGCGGGTTGCGGGAGTAGGTTATCCACAGCTGTCCGCAGTACTAGAGTGTGCGCCAATAGCAGAAGCATTAGGTATTGGGATCGTTGCTGATGGTGGTATTATCTATCCCGGTGATTTTGCTAAATCCTATATTGCCGGAGCAGCCTTTGTAATGGCTGGTGGCATTTTTGCCGGTCATGATGAATGTGGTGGAGAAATTAAACACGGAGATCACGGTGAATTAAAAATGATTCACTATGGAATGAGTAGTAAAACCGCAAATGAAAAGTATAATGGTGGTTTGTCAGACTATAGAGCAGCCGAAGGAAGAACTGTAGAAGTTCCTTATAGAGGACCAGTAAAAAATACAGTTCAAGATATTTTGGGTGGCATTCGATCTGCTTGTTCTTATGTTGGGGCTTTTAATATACCAGAACTTTATTCAAATGGTAGTTTGATAAAAGTAAACAGAACCATTAATACAGTATTTGAACATAACGAAATCTAAATATATTAACCCCACCAAAGATAGCATCTTTGGTCCGACAACTCCCGAAAGGGAGTTGTTTCTTTATTGACAAACAGAAACAAGGAGTTATAATACCAACCTATGAACATCTTTGTACTAGATAACGATGCTGCTACGTCCGCCCGCATGATGTGCGATAAACATGTAATTAAAATGATACTAGAAAGTTGTCAGTTGCTTTCGACTGCACATCATGTACTTGATGGTGATGAGCTATTTGTTAATAGCGGTAAGCGCAAATACAAGACTTATATTTGCACTAAAAAAAATATTTGCAAAGCAACAATGATTAATCATCCGTGCACTATTTGGGCGAGAGAAACTAGAGCCAATTATATTTGGCTCTGGAAGCATGCATACGCGTTGTGCAAGGAGTACACTCGTAGATATAACAAAATTCATGTTATGGAGCAAATGCTGCTGAACGAACTACATGATCCTCCAGTAAATATTACCAAAAGTAAAATTACTCCATTTGCTCAGGCTATGCCAGATCAGTACAAAGATGAAAATGCTGTTATTGCTTATCGCAAATATTATATCAATGAAAAAGTTCGATTTGCAAAGTGGCAGTATTCAGAGGAGCCCGAGTGGTTTAGGTTGAAGGAACCTGAGTTTTTGCTTTACGAAGAGATTCCGTTTTAATAGCATTTGCTAAATTTTCCATTCGTTTAGCAATTCCGGTTTTATTTTTTACAGATTCTCTGTATTCTGTAGCATTTAAATATTCTTTTGCAGATTCTTCAAACTTTCCAGCACGAAGTAATTGCATTGCCTTTGGTGATTTACCTGTCATACCTCTAAAAGTTTCAGAAGCCAATTCAGCTTGTAACTCTGGAGAATATTTTTCAAAGTCTGGTGCTAGTTTTTTAACAGCTGGTAATCTAGATTCTACATCAATTCTAAGAATATCATCTGCTTCTTCTGGTGTAAGTTTTTCTTGGCCAGCTAATATTTTTTTAACTTTATTTGGATCTTTTATTGTTTTTCCTAAAACATTAGGTGAGCTTTTTGTAACTAAATGGCCGTGACCAATAGTATCAAACCCTTTGCTGTCCTTGTACACACTTAATATTTTTTCTTCATTACCAGCAGATTCGTATTGTTTTATAACTTTGCAAATTCCATTTATGTCACATTGGAGTTGATTGTTTTCTATAAGATATGTTTTAAATGATTTCATAGTATTGATGCTTGCTATTGTTAAAAGTATTGCTATAATGTATTTTACCATTTAAAAGGATTCACAATGAACGTAAAAGTATTTAGACTAAACTCAGGCGAAGAAGTTCTCTCACGTTTTGAAGAGCAAGCTGATTGCTGGCTTCTAAAAGATCCAGCTATTCTTGTGCCTGTTGGTCAAGGACAAATTGGACTTATGCCTTGGTTGATGTATACTAAGGCTGCTAATGGTGTTTCTATTCCAAAGTCTTTTGTTGCTTTTACTGTTGAACCTCTTGACGAACTTAAGTCTCAGTATGATGCAAGTTTGAATAAGGGTCTCGTTACGCCGTCTAAGACGGTGGAAACGCCGAAGCTGAAGTTGACGACGTAAAATGAATATAAACCATGTGATTGAAACTTACGTTCCTGTCGCCAAGCCTTTGTCTATGGCGATGGAGAGACAGAAGAAGCACATTTCACTGGTTATTTACAAGCGTAAAATTATCGCGGTGGGTCAAAATATTTTTAAGACTCACCCCGATACTTTTCGTTTGGGATATCGTTGTGCAGAAATGCATTCTGAGTTGGATGCATTTCGTAAAATTCCAAAGTCTTTGCGTGGTGAAAAGCTCACACTTTTGAATTTTAGATTTAATAGATTTGGGTCTTTTAGAAACTCAAAGCCTTGCCCAGTTTGCGAAAAGTGGTGTAAGGAAGTCTTTCACAAAATATATTACACTAATGACGAAGGCGTGCAAATTCTATAAATAGTTTAACATAGGATTAATCATGTCTTGCATTCAAAAATTAATGAACTTTCAAAATGAACTAAGACTCCATCATTGGG